AGCGCGGCAACAACGCCATGCGCGGTCTCGAACGGCAGGATATCGAGAGCATCTTCGACCAGCTTGAGGCGTTGGGCTGGGTTTTCCGAACGCCGGGACCATACAGATCGAGCCCGTTGCATTGGCAGGTTAACCCGGAGGTGCATCGCCGATTCTCGGAGCGCGCGGCACGGGAGTCTGCCGAGCGGGAGCGCGACCGCGAAATGCTTCGGGAGATGTTCGGTGCAGGGATGTAGTCATGATGGATGAAGCGAAATTTGATCGCTTCAACTTCGTGGTTGAGGACGCCAAGCGCGATTTCGGGCGATGGGACATGTGCGACGCGGCGTGTGGGCCATCCTCCCCCTGCAGGAGGTGCTCGAACACGAGCCGTGTGGGTTCCAATGATTATCGTTGAGGAGGAGTAAGTGAGCGGCAGCGCTTGTCGCCAGCGGGCTGTGCTGGACGGGGAGCACCTCCTATTAGGACATGCGCGCGCTGGCCGAGAATACAGCGCCGCCCGAACCCACGCTGCCGCGGAAAGATTGTCGACATTGTCCCTCGCGCGCGCGAGGCATTAAGAGCGTCCGGAGGGATCGGGCTGGTGTCCCTAATAAGAGAAGAAGGAGAATCCCTATAACTACCTCACGCGCGCGAGGGACAATCACGACAATCTAATCAACTAAAGGTCGGATTAAAGCTTCAAAAGGCTGCGTAAATGACGAAATCAACATGGCATCAGGAACCATGGCGAAGCTGGTACGGCTCGATGCGTTGGAAGAAGCGTCGGCGTGTGCAGCTCGAGAGCCATCCACTTTGCGCGCTTTGTCTGCAGCGTGGCCACGTGACGGCGGCGACCGTGGCCGATCACGTCGTTCCGCATCAAGGGAATTGGAACGAGTTCCTGACTGGCAGACTGCAAAGCCTTTGCGTTGATTGCCACAACGGCACCAAGGAGCGCGGGTACGCCCTGGATGTCGGCATTGATGGTTGGCCGCTCGACCCGCGGCACCCCTGTTATCGAAATGGACGGTGATCGAAGGCGGGGATCTCTCTGGGAGAGACCCGCGGCGCAATTTGGAATTCTCCAAGGCCGGGGGGCATGTTGATTTACAGACTCCCGCTGCAGATTCCGGCCGGGACGGCTTTTGCGAAGCTAATCGGCACGTTTCGCCGATGCTCAGCGTCTCCCACAAAGGCTATACTTGGCAACGAGTAGCGCTATCCGTGCACATTCGGCGCGCTCCGATTGTAGCTGCCGGGAGACAGCAATGTTAGGCGATGCAATATTTAGCGGCGTGTTTGAACTACGCGAAGGGGTGAGCGAGGAGGAGTTCCTGCCGACGCTCAAAGCCTTTTTCGAGCACTTTATTGATCAAGGGTTCGCATCCGAATATCTCATCCTAAAACGTGAGGTTTTAGATGGTTTCGGTAAAACACTTCCAGCGTTTACATATCGCGGTGCACTTGTCTATCGAGACATGGAACGCGAGCAAGCCGCCTACGAGCATGTGAAGCAGAACGACGAGCCCGTGCGTTCGTTACACCATGCCATGAACACGAAAGTAAAACGGAGCGCGGACTTCTTTGTAGAGACTTGCATTGCTTGTCACCCGTCCTCATCGGCCTTCACTGCGATGAAGGGAGCATCCTGATGGCGCGGGGTCGCAAGTCTAGCGTGTCGCTCGCCGTGGTACCGCCCGCCCTGCCTGGCGAGCGCCCGGTGCCGCCTGCCGAACTCGACGCTGCCGAGGCCCGCATCTGGACTGCGATCGTCGGCGCCCTGCCGCCGGCGTGGCTCGACGCCGCCGCCCAAGAGATCCTGGTCCGGGTGGTTGCGCAGGCCAGTGTTTGCGAGTGCTTGGAGGCGCAGCTGCGCGAAAAGCGCCGGCGGACGGATCCGGATCTGGATGCGATCGCCACCTTGGCGGCCCAGCATGCGGTTTCCGCAAAGGCGCTGGCGCATCTCTTGGGCGTGCTGCGGGCCACGCCGCGCAGCCGCATGGTCCCGCGCGGGGCGGGCCGGCAAATGGCACAGGTGGCGCGCGTACGGCCATGGGAGGCTGCTCCCGATGGTTAAACGCCGCCCATCAAGAGTTGTCAATAAGTTCTCGGACCAACGCCCGAAGGGCCGCGAGGTCATCGCCTTCATCGAGAAGTTCCTGCGTATCCCGGACGGTCCATATGCCGGACAGCCGCTGATCCTGGCACCGTGGCAGAAGCAGGAGATCCATCGCATCTACGATCATCCGGTCCGCCGCGCCATCATTTCGACCCCGAAGAAGAACGGCAAGACCGGGTTGTGCGCGGCGCTGCTGTTGAACCATCTGGTCGGTCCGAGCGCGCGCAATCATCGAAACGCGAGGCTGTTTTCATCGGCGATGAGCCGGGACCAGGCGGCGCTGACGTTCGATGCCGCGCGCAAGATGATCCTGTGGAATTCCGACCTGCGGCAGGCCATTGCCATCAAGGAATCGGCCAAGGTGCTGCGCAATAACGAACTGGAGATCGAGTACAAGGCCCTATCCAGCGAGGCGCACACCGCGCAGGGCTTGAACCCGGTCCTTCATATTGCCGATGAGCTAGGCGAAGTGGTCGGTCCAACCTCGGGGTTGTTCGAGGCTTTGGAGCTGGCGACCGCTGCTCAGCGTGATGTGTTGACCGTCGTCATCAGCACTCAAGCCGCCAGTGACGGCGATTTGCTGTCGACGCTGATTGACGACGGGATCGCCGGGCATGATCCGGGCACCATCGTCAGCCTGTATTCTGCGCCCAAGGATCTTGATCCATTCGCTGAGAGCACCATCAGGCTGGCCAATCCGAGCTATGACATGCTGATGAACCGGGACGAGCTTTTGGCCATGGCCGCCGCCGCCCGCCGGCGCGCGAAGCGTCGTATCGCCGCTACTGCTTGAACCAGAGAATTGAGATAGCAACCCCGTTTGTCAGCCAGAGCGCCTGGGAGGCCTGCCGCGGCCCGGTCGCGCCGCTCAACGAGTTGCCGCTGCTGTTCGGCGGGCTCGATCTATCGAGCGTCAACGATCTGACTGCGCTGGTGCTGGTCGGGTACCGGGGCGACAAGTGGCATACGCATTGCCGTTTCTGGTTGCCGACAGAAGGCTTGAGTGAGAAATCGCGCGTCGATCACACGCCGTTTGACGTGTGGGCGCGCCAGGGTCATCTGCACACCACGCCCGGCCGTACCATTGATCTAGACTTTGTTGCCCATAACTTGCACGAGCTGTTTCGCAGCCACAACATTCGACGCATCGCCTACGATCCGTGGAACTGGGACTTCTTCAAGCCTTCGTTGCTGCGCGCCGGGTTCACCGAAAGCGTGATCGCCGAGCGCTTCGGGGCGTTTCCGCAGACCATCAAATCGATGTCTCCGGCGATGGGTCATTTCGAACGGCTATTGCTCGATGGTCGTCTGGTGCACGACAATCCGGTACTATCGATGTGTATCTCGCACACTACCATCAGGATGGACGCTGCCGGCAATCGGGCGCCGGACAAGCGCAAGGCCACGCATCGCATCGACGGCACGGTCGCCTTGATCATGGGCCTTGCGATGGCGCCGGCAGCGCAGGTCAGGCCGTTTGATGCCGCGGCCCTGATCGGGTGATTGCTCAATCTTCGCGTCGATCGCAAGAAAAGGGCCCGTGCGTGCTTGCGCAGAGACACTCACCCACAGCAAGAGGTGGCTGCTTCGCTCGTGGCCTGATCGGCGGAATGATGGGCCATGGCCGTCGAAAGTCGGGAGGATCGCCAAAGGTGAAGATACGGCCCGAGACTTAATCGACCCATTGCCTATTCCGCTCGGACTCCTTGGGGCGCATACTTGAATGTATGATTCGGGCGGGGCAGATCGATCATGAGCGGCCCAAAACATTCTTCTGTAGCAATCCGTGAGGTCTGGGAGAAGGAAGGTAAACAGCGCTGGGATGGCCGGACGCACGGCCGAGGTCTCGGCCTGCTAATCGTCGACGTCCTGGTTGCTCAAGGCACATTGATGCTGGGCAGACTGAGGTCACCAACCCGGACCTTCGAATTTTGGCGAGACCAGAACAAAATCCGTGGACGTTTCATTGGTCTCGGCAACGGAGTCGTTGTCGCCAGGCTCAATAAAGACGGCCTACCCGAATAAGAACTCGGTGCAAGGCGCGCACGCGTACTACATCGCTGCCGCAATCAGACAAAATTGTCTCCGGCGATCTGCGCCGCTAGCTTGCCAAGCGCACTGCTTATTGGGCGCCGGCGGGCTTTTGTCAGGGTCGCGGGTACAGGTTTCCGCGAGCTTCAAAGATAGCGCGGCCGGGTTGATGCTCGATTACCGCTTCAGCCGTTTTGCGTGTGTCGTGAGCCGTTGTTTCGCACGCGCGCATCCTCTTTGAGATGTGGATGAAGCCGGGGAGGCAACATTACAAACTTCTTCGCCGGTTTACATCGTGATATCAGAAAGTATGGCTAAGCCGATCCGTGATTCCGAGAAGTCCAACCCAAAAATGGGCCGCCCCAAGACAACTGGTCCAGGCGAGCCCCAGGTCGTCCGCATGCACGATCAGCAACTGGAAGCGATCGATGACTGGATCGAGGCACAGGGCGAGAAGATCAGCCGCCCTGAGGCCATCCGCCGCCTGGTTGAGTTAGGACTGAGGGCGAAGACAAAATAATGAGCGATGACGTTTACCGGCAGCAGTTGGAGAAGCTTGGGGAAGATGTGGTCCGCCATCGACTTGCCAATCGAATGGCAATCGGCGACAGGCCCGAAAATAATCCACCCTATGAGTTTGTCCATATTTGGCTGGGCGCGACGGTGGCCAAGCGCAGAAGAGCTGAAAACTGGCGCTATGGCATCGTTCTGACCGTAGCTGTCATGTCAGCGATAGCTGCGGTGATGGCAGCTTGGAGCCTTGTCATTAAATCCTGGTCTTGATCACCGCTCACGACTGCTGCGAGCGTCTCGTGCGGTGATCTTTCGTCCGCTCACCTGAGCGCAGACGCGACAATCAAACCGAGAACCGCAAAGGTCAGGC